ACGGGGACCGTCATGCCCGCCTGGATGGCGTCAGGAGCGCCGAGCATGGCGCGCAAGGCGTTCAGCTCGGCGATCACGACAGGGCCTTGGCAACGACGGCCGCGAGGGCCGATTCGAACTGCGGTGCCTCGGCGTCGAGGGCCACCCGGGGATCAGCGACCGTGCCGCCACCGCCATGCGAGCCGCCGAAGTAGGCGATGTTCGCCAGATTGCCGGGACTGCCAGCCTCAGACGAGGGGCCGATCTCCGCCGCGAAGCCGCCGTCGAGCACGTCAAAGCCGACGGCCCGCGCGACGCCCTTGAAGTGGGTGGAGCCTGCGAGATCCTCGCGCAGCTGGTCCTTGATATTCATGGCGCCCTTCATGACCACGGCGGGAATCTCGCGGGCCACCTTGAGCGGCACGCGGCCCAGGTCAGCGGCCAGGGCGGTCAGCTCGGACGCGTCGATGCGGATCACGGGATCACCTCGCCGGACTCAAAGGTGGTCAGGTCGTCGCCGATGAGTTCCTCGACGCTCGCGCGGTAGGCCGTGGCGTGCTCCTTGGCGGGCCAGCGGGTCGTGACGCGCCACAGACGGCCGACCATATGCGGGTCGCGGGACGTGTCCACGCGGGCCACGTCGCCCGGCTCGGGGGAGTAGGCGCCGACGGGAAGATGAAGCTGGGAGCGCTGCACGGTGACCGTCGCGCCGGATGAACCGCCGGGGGTCTGCTCGTAGGCCTCGTAGGTCTGGACCTTGGCGCGGCCCGTGTAGACCACGGACCACTGGGCGACGACGCGGATACCGTCGCGGCGCTCGCCGGTGCGGCGGTAGACGGTCGCGGTGGCGGTCATCAGGGCCTCGGCCAGACGTCGGCCAGAGTGGATAGCGGCGGCGGTCATAGCGTCGGCCAGGTGTAGGCGTCAGGCTCGGAGTAGGGGCGCACCGAGAAGGCACCGGACCGGGCGGCGGGCATGAGCTGCGCCCACTCCTCGGGCGTCGGCATCAGGTCAGACGTGGCGGCCGAGGCGGTCAGGCCGTAGCTGTAATCGTCGATGCGCTCTTGGAGCTTGCCCGTGGGGTTGTTGATCTTGCGGATCACCACGTCGGAGATGACCGCGATGGCGACCGCCTGCGTCGGGGTGCCGGCCGCGATGCGGTCGGTCAGGTCCGGGATGCGCTGGAGGATGCGCGCCTCCACGTCGTCGAGCCACGCTTGGACCTGCGCTGTCTCCGCAGCGTCAGCGAAGGGGCGGCCCAGTCGCGTCTGGATATCACTGGTCGTCGCGTACATGGGCCGCCCTCCTGCTGCTACTTGGTGGTCTTGCGGGTCCGGCGGGGCTTCGGCAAGGGCGGCGGCTGCGATTCTTGCCACCCCAGGCGTCGTGCCAGGTCGAGCGGGGCCGTGACCTTCGCCCCGCTCGGCAGGGAGAAGGTCACGGTCTCAGCTGCGGACATCAGGAGGCGTTCTCCAGTCGGACGAAGGCGTTCTCGTCGGCAAGGACGAAGCCGTACTCGGCCTCCGCCAGGACCAGCACGAGGTTGTTCTCGAACGCCGACACCATCTGGCCGTTGATGGTGACCGGGGCCTCGGTCGAGATGCGGTAGTTGATGCCGCCGACCGCGCCCCAGGCACCCTTCGTGAAGTCGCCGCCGAAGCCGACGACAGGGCGGGCGAGTCCGGCGCCTGCGCCGTCGGGGTCGTACGACGCGCCGACGCCCTCGCCCATGAACGACGGCCGGTTGAGCAGCCGGCCCGGGCGGGCGATGGCCTGCGAGACGTCATTGGTGGGCAGTTCGGTGTAGAGCGGGCGACCGTTGGCGTCGACGGCGCCCCAGAGGTCAGGCTCGAGGTCGTCGTCCAGCGCCCAGCCGGTCAGGCGCTTGCTGTCGTTGACCAGAAGGCGCATGGCGGCCACGAAGTCGCCATGGATGCCGCCGTTGGCCTGCGTGGTCGTGCCGATCTCGACCGACTTGTTGGTCTGGGCGAGATGCTTGGCGAAGGGGCCGGTGCCCGTGCCGTCGCCACCGAGGCCGTAGCCGACGGCGAAGTCGAACGCGGCGGCGAACGCGCCGGCGAGAGCCGGGCGGAGCTGCTCGTTGATGCCGCCGGGGTTCGCCCGGACGACCTCGGCCGAGAGGACCGCGATGGCGGTCAGCTTCTTCGGCTCGATGCTGAGCAGCCCCATGCCCATCTCGGTGACGTGCTTCTTCTCGCCCTCGCTGGTCCACTTGGCGGTGGGCTTGCCGGTGACGACGGGGATCGACTGGCCGTTGATGCCGAGCGGCACGCGACGGAAGAGCTGCTGAAAGGCCGACTGGCGCGCGGCCTCGTCGAAGATGGGCGCCGAGGTCTCGGGGTTGAGGAACCCGCTGAAGTCGGCGCGGGTGGTTGCGGAAGTGATTGCCATGGTGGGTCTCCTTGGGAATGGGGGTTACGCCCCGACGGCGGCACGCAACGCTTCAGTGAGCGCGTCGGAGTTCAGGGCGGGGGGAGGATTGCCCTTCGCGCCCTGGGTCGGGTCGGGGGGCAGGGTGTTGCTCGACGAGGTGCCGGCGATGGCAAGGATGGACTGCGCCTGACGGGTCAGGGTTTCCTCGTCACTGCCGGTCAGCAGCGTGTCGATGGCGTCGGCGGGGATGCCGTTGGTGATCGCGATCCGGTAGCGCAGCGCCTCGACGGCGGCCTTCGCGGCCTCGTCCTTCGCTGCCTGCGTCTCGGTTCCGGCGGCCTGCAGTGTCTCCTGCAGTCGCTTGAGTTCGGCGGACGCATCGGCGGCCAACTTCTCCGCAGCCTTGCGCGCTTCCCTTTCGGCGGCGATCGCCTTCTTTCCCGCGTCGCCGAGTTCGATGGTCTCCGTGGCGGGGGCCTCCGTCGCGGGGGCCTGCGTCTCGGTGTTCTCGTCGGGCATGGTTGGTGTTCCCCAATCGCTGGAGTGGTGGTTGACCTGCCGCGTCGCGCGGTAGGGGTTCAGGGGGTCCGCAGGTAGCCGAAGCGGGCGGCCTGCGTCAGCGGGCCTCGTTGGCGAGGCGCGCCACGTCGGAAAGCGAGCCTTGGAGGTACCCGTTCCGCGCAAGCAGGCGCACGGCCTCTTCGCGGGTCTGGGAGACCTTGTAGATCGCATCGGGGGTGAGTCGCGGAGCGGTTCGCCACACCTTGTAGTTGGCGATGTAGCCGCGACGGCCGGTGTCCGTCACGTTCATGAACTGGACCACCTCGCCGCGCTGGCGATGTAGCCGCGACGGCCGGTGTCCGTCACGTTCATGAACTGGACCACCTCGCCGCGCTGGCGGGCGGCCTCACGCTGGACGGCCGCGTACCATCCGCGCTTGGTCGTGCCCTCGGTGGTGGTGACCATCTTGGCGCGCTGCGCTGGGGTCGCCCCGCGGTAGGCGTTGATGATCTGCCCGATGTCGCCGCCGTCCTCCAGTGCCATGCGCTGGCCTGCGGTGAGGTCGTGGATGTCGTCCACATCGGGGGCGTAGGTGTAGTCATCGGTCACGAGGTCGCCATAGCGCGGGACATGCACGCAATCGCAGCCGGGATGCCGCTCGAAGGCGACGCTCCACCGGACGTCCTTACCGGCGAGCGCGGCGCACGCCTGGCAGCATGGCGGGCGCACCGCGCGCACGTATCCAGTTCTCGGCGTGGCGACCATCTGCGCCTGAGCGGCCCCACGTCCAGCGTCCGCGATCATCGTCTTCGCCAGCGTCGCGAGCCACTTCCGCCCGGCCTCTAGTTGCAGATCCGTGCTCGCGTAGCTGTTGCGCGCATGGACGACGGACGAGTACAGCAGCGAGTCAAGCGGGCGTCCATCGGACGCCATGCCCGCGAATGCCTGCGGGTTGACCGCTGCCACAGGCTCGGGGGCGCCGAGGGCCGCGAAGCTCTCCGTGGTCCACTCGGCCGCTCGTCGGGCCGTGGTGGCCTGCCCAGCGGCCGTCAGGAGTGCTACGCGGCTGGCGATGGTGGGCCAGTCGTCCAGCGAGGCCATGCGGTCCCACTGGCGACGGACCAGCAGGAGCACGCCCTGAGCGGTGGCGGCTTGCTGGCGCTGGAATTCAGCCGGTGACGTTGCCATCGGTGCCGGCCCCGTTCAGCAGGCTCATCGCGAGCTGTAGTTCAGGATCGGACGCCTCGGCCGCGAAGTAGGCGCGCTCCTTGGCCTTGCGGGCCTCGGACCAGCCGAGCTCATCCCAGAAGCCCTCACGGGACAAGACGCCGACGCTGCGGGCCTTTGTGAGGGCGTCCATCCGCTGCGCCTGCGTCGGGGTTCCGGGATCGTGCCAGTCGACGCGGACCGCATTGCCTGCCGTGTCGCCAGGCGCGCCGGAGAACCGGTAGGCGTAGGCGCCGGCCCATCCCAGCGTCGCCCCGACTTCCTCGTTGTCCGACTCGACCGACTCCACCAACTGCGCCTCGTCGGCGCGCATGGCGCCCTCGGCCGGCGGGTTGCTGGTGTGAAGGCCGAAGTATCTGGCCGGGAATCCGGTGAGCGTGGCAGCCTGACGGCCGTACATCGTCAGCGCGGTCTCGAAGTTCTTGAGGTCCGAGGCGGAGAGCTGGCCGATCTTGGCATCCGACTTCGTGAGCGTATGGATGGCGTCGTAGTAGGCCTCCCACTGCGGGACAGGCTGGCCATCGGTGCCGATGAAGTCGCCCTGAGCCACGCCGGTCATCCACATGCGGGGTACGCCGTGAGCCTCCACGGCGAACTGCATGTTGGTCAGCGTCCGCGCGGCGGAATCCGTAAGAGGGATGATGTCGGTCATCTCGGATTCGCCGGTCCACTCGCCGGTCATCCGGCGATTCAGGTGCATGAAGATCGGCAGGTCGTCGGGCATCCGTACCCGCTCCAGCTCGACCCATGAGCCGCGCACCATCTCCGACGTGATCCGGTAGCCGGGCAGGTAGAGAGTCGAGTAGCGCGGCGTCGCCATGGTCGGCTCCACGCCATAGAAGCGGCCAGCGGCCGACGCGACCTCGCGGCGCGTATCGACCTCCACCGCCATCTCGCGCGGGGACTCCACGCGGATCAGCGGCGCGGCATCGCCCGTCGGCCCACCCACCGACATGAACGATCGGCCGTAGATCTGGCGGTCGCGGTTGAATAGCTTCAGCTGGGCAGCCAGGTTCGAGGCCTCGGCGATGCGTCGAAGCGTCGGGTCCGCGGTCTCTTCGCCCGGCAAGATGAGCGCGCGCAACTTCTGGCGGCGCTCCTTGGTATCGACCAGGACGCGCGGCCAGTTGACGACCACCAGGAAGCGGCGCATCGACGGCGGAATGGCCATCCCGAGCTGCTCCACGCGCTGCTTGCCCTTGTAGTAGCGCAACAGCAACTCGTCCTGCATGGCGGTGGACCGCAGGCGGTCGTAGAGGTCGGTGAGCTTTGCGGACTCGACGCGGGAGAGAGCCATGGACGCCCCCTTTCGTCATCGAGGCAAGAAGAAGATGGAGGGTCCGCTGGTGTCATCCCAGCCGAGGGCGCGCATGTCGGCGGCCGCTTCATGTGCCAACACGTCGGCCATGAGAATGTCGATCTTCATGTGCTCGGCGGGCTTGCCGAGGATGAAGCGGTCACCCGGCTTGGCGACCTTGCGGGCATGGAGCGCGTGCTGGCGAAAGTCGGCCTGATTGTCGTGGAGAGTCGCGCCCTCCTGCGAGTCCTCCAGGTAGCGCACCAATGCCGGGAACATGCGGCCGATCTGGTTCGTCGGCCACTGGACCACCACGTCGTCTCCATGCTCAAGCGCCCAGGCGTCGGCCTGCGTCTCCCAGTGGCGTGGGTCTACGTACATGCGGCCCACCTTGTAGCGGGTGAACACCTCGGAGACTGCTGCGTCGACCTCGCCGCGGGGGATGCGTCCGTCGGGCCAGTCGGCCGGGTTCCAGTGCGCCGGGCGCTTGTCCGGGCCATAGGTCGGCGTGAAGCGGTAGCCGTCGCGAGTCTCACATCGCAGCGCCGTCCAGTCGCCCGAACGGGAGCCGTCGAAGCCGACTGCAACCGGCGTGCCGTCGGTGACGGACGTCGGCGCCTTGGTTGCGTCCAGCAGCGCCTCGGTCAGGTACGAGCCGAGGCCCTGCACAAGCAGGTTGCCGAAGAATCGCTCAGCCTGCGTCGGGTCCGTGGTCATCAGCTCAGCCGCCTCGGCCTCGATGGCGTCGAGGTCCACCCAGGGCGAACCCTTGTAGACGTAGGCGAGGATCTTGCGGCGCTCGCGGGCGTTGCGGAAGCTGAGGTCCGACGGGGGCTTGCGGTAGAACCGGAAGATGTCAGTGCTGGCCGCTTGGTAGGTCTGCTGCGCGATGGAGTTCTCCATCGGATCCCACGGGTTCGTGACCTCCAGGGCGCGGCCAGACATGCCGGCCAGGCCTCGACGCATCGTCTGCCACACCTTGGCCATGCGGCCCACGTAGAGGCCGGACTCGTCGCCGACGGCGAAGTGGATGGGGTTGCCCAGTTTGGAGTTGGGCGCCGACGTGATCGGCGAGATGTCGCCGTTGTTCGGCAGTCGGATGAAGTCCTCGCGGACCTTCATCAGCTCGGACAGCGGCCCGCGGCGGATCATCTCTTGCAGCGGCGAGTAGATGTTCGCCGTCTGGTCCTCGGCCGTCGCCAGGAGCTGGATCTTCGACATGGGACGCGGGATGCCCATCGGCTCGCCTGCCTCGTAGCCGTAGACGAAGCCGCAGCCGCAGCCATGATCGGCGCACCGGTAGACCTCGCCGCCCTTCGCCCAGCCGGCGAAGATGCACGGCCCGACGGCCTCGAACGGGATCAGCGACGCGGCCCACGGCGACTTGCCGGCCTTCTGGGGGCCGACGATCAGCGAGCGGCGGTTCACGTAGGCCGGGGCGCCGACGGGGCGCGCGGGGTTGAAGGTCGCCGTCGGCTTCACGCGGTAGTGGTTCAGCGTGCACCAGAGCTGCCAGCCGTCATGAACGAACGGCTCGCCCATGCTCCAGCCGTCAGCGATCTTGCAGTGGGCCTCGATCCAGTCCACGGCAAGGAAGCCGAGAGTCGGCCAGTCGACGACCCACTGGTCAGCCTGCGAGGCCGCCATTGAGCGCCCTTAGCCGTGAGCCNCCNGGCGCGGCCTTGACCGGCTCCGGGGTCGCCGTGGGCTTGGTGTCCGACGTGATCTTCCAGCCCATCTCGGCGAGGCCTGCGGTCGTCATACCGATCTGGTCGGCCAGGCGGTGAAGCTGCGCGATGAGCGACGATGGGGCATCGAGATCCTCACAACGGACCTTCGTGCGCACCCAGAGGGCGACGGTGTGTTGGCGCCACGCCTCCGAGGGCAGCGCCCATGCGCACGCCTGCGGGGTGGTCCATGCCCACGCCCAGACTTCCAGCTCGCGCTTCGTCGCCTGGGGCAGCGGG